TATTACTAATGCTCGTGTCGCAAACGTGCAGACTGAATTTTCCATTCCAATTGAAGTTGGTATGCTTGGAGATAAACCATTGAATATTTCTGAAAAAGGTTTCCATGGATTACAGTTAAATATTCTATTAGCACAGAATGCCCAGGCACTACAGGGATATTATGTTTATTCAGAAGATAATGGTACGAAAGTGAGAATAGTTCAACCAGCAGCACAGCAGGGATTTTCATACAATTTAGAAAATGTTTCACTAACATTTGATTTAATTCGCCCAAGTCAGGAGATATTCAATACTCTTCCAAGTTCTGGTATTATTTCTTTCAACAGTATTTCTTCACTCACCAGTACTCTACTATCTTCAGACCAGACTATTAATTTAAGACTGGGTGTCAAAAATTGTTTATCTGTCACTCATTCTATGCTTCCAAGTAATCAAGTAAATAATGGATTAGTAGATTCATTCCGTCTCGCAGAACCAGAATTAAATTCACAGGCAGATGGTAGTGTTGTAGATGTCGCAAAAATTAATCAGGTGCAGTATTTACGCTCTGGGCAGTTATTCCCTTACAATTTTGTTCTTGATTCAGAAACACAGGGTGCTGAAAACAATCCTCAAGCACAAATTGAAGAACCAGCATTAAATTCCATTACCCTATATGAAAATAGACATCAAATGATGAATCCAAATACTCAACTTGGTCTTAATACTTCTACTCAGTTTGGTGGAGATGCTGGTACTATACCATTAAATTACCCACAGGCAGCAGACCCTTCCAGTCTATTCCTACTTGGTGTTCCAATGGATTCACAGAGACAGGGTGTGGATTTCCGCACAAACGATTACTCAGTTCGTATCCAGTCTGCACTAAATGATACAAATGCTAATACCGTTTATACCTTCTGTCGTGCCAGAAATGTTGCGGCATTCTCACCAACCGGCATTGAAGTAACAGAATGACGCTTTTAAAGTCGCTTTCAAAAGCGACGCCAAATTCTTAAAAGATTTTGACAACACTTTTTTTAAAAGTGTTTTTAAATAAAAATAAAAATAAAATAATATTATTATATATATACAAATATGGAAAATCCTTCAGATAATGTTATGGGCGTCACTGATGAAATCCCTGCGAGTATGCGTGTTGCGTCTTCTGTATTAGAACCTATTACTATTACACAGACCACTTGTAAATTTGTTCTTGAATCAAAAGGTATTCTTTCCAGAGATACATGCCTGCAATTTCAATTACTTGGTGCTTCCCAGTTCCTACCAATTGGTTCGGGGATTTATTCTTTAATTAAAACTGCTACTCTACGCGCTGGTGCAACAAGAATTTGTGAAATGCCTCAATTAGCATTCTATCGTAGTATGACACATGCTTACGATACACCATCCTATCGTCTAAACTATACTCGCCTTCAAAAAGGTATTAATACTACTGTTGCAAATACTCCCGTATCCCCAGGTATTGTTGGGAATACTAATCCTTTTGCTGGTAGATTTCAACCCGCAGGGGCATCTGTGGGCAGCGACCCAGTAGTTACTAATTTAAGTCCTGATATTGAAATTACTGATTCCGCTGCTACTTCGCCTGTATTCACAATTTATCTACGTGAATTATTCCCTATTTTAGATTCGATTGAACTTCCATTATTTTTAATGAAAGATGAAGTTGCGATTGATTTAACATTCAACGTACAAACTACTGCGGCGGATGGTGCTGGACCAACCACAAATGGAACTCTTGCTTGTAGTCCAGCAGTCGCAGGAGCAGATGCTCAGAATACCTGCAGATTAAATACGGAGTCTGTTTTAATGTATGTTGATACTATTTATTATGCAAAT